ATCCTTCGGTCGCAGTTTCAAACTGCATGGTTATACACTGACCGGCACCAAGGCGATCACCGCGGAGTCCACCAGATCTCGGGCCGCCGCCAGCTCACGCTCCTGCTGGCGGACCATCTCGGCCGTCAGGCGGGCCGCCTCGTCGCCCCGCAGGGCGGCCTCCCGGGCCCGAAGGTCAGCCTCGAAGTCGGCCAGCGTCTCCTTAGCGTACCGCTCCTGCTCGGCAATCAGGCTCTCGATGGCCTTCTTGGCGTACTCCGACATGTCGGCAAATGCCTTGGCCCGCTTGGTGCCCTCGGGCAGCACCGCCTGCACTCGCTCGAACCAGGCCAGCCAATCTTCCAGCTGGTCCCAGTAAGGCAGGGGGGTGATCTCGCGCATCTCCGATTGGTTGATGCCGCTCCGGAACAGGTCCATCCACTCGCCGATCATGCCCCGCAGCTGGTCCTTCATGTCTTCCCTGGCCCGCTGCATATCGTTCAGCGCCGCGTCTTCCAGGTCTTTGGTCATCTCGCGCAGCGTCTCGCTCCACTCGTGCTGCACCCGGCGCATCTCTCGGCTGGCGGCCCCGGCGTCGGCGGCCATTTTGACGAGCCCGCTCACCAGCCCGCTGGCCCCTCCGATCAGGGCGCCCACGGCCCCACCCAGGGCGGCACCCGAGGCGGCCCCGCCCAGGATGCCGGACACGGGCCCGCCGCCCGCCCCGAAGGCCACCCCGGCCCCGGCCGATCCGATGTTCCGCCACTTGCCGCTCAGCTCCACGCCCTTCGACAAATCCTCGAGCAACTCGGGTATCCCCAGCTTGTCGGCCACCAGTGTGGCTGCAATCTGGGCTGCCAAGTCAGTGAAGATGTCGACAATCGAATTGGCCAAGTCTTTGAATCCCCGCTCAGTGTCGGTGAACAGAGACTTGAAGGTATCGCCCATTGCGTCTTGCACATTGCGCAGGGCCTGGAGGAAGGGCTCGGTCATGTCCTGAAGCGCATCTTCCGCGTCGTCGGCCGCGTCCTGGACGTCCCTGAGCTCCAGCGCCAGCTGGGCGTTCTCCCGCGCCAGCCGCACGGCCTGCAGGATCTGGTCTGGCGTGTTGGCAAACTGGCGGGCAGCGGCCTCGGCAGCAAGCGAAACCGTCAGGTCGTCGACGGCCTCCTTGCCCTCGCGATAGGCCGCGATCAGGCGCTTGCGCTCCTCGATCTCGTCGCGGATGTCCCGGAGCCATTCCTGGTTGTCACGGATGCGGCCCCCGGCCTCTCCGGAGATCCCCGACATGATGCCCGCCAGCTCGCTCTGGCCCGCCCGGTAGGCCGCCAGCTTTTCCTGCTCCACGCGTTGGTCATGCAGGGCATCGGTGATGGCGTTCATCCGGGCCAGCAGGGCGTTGTCGTACTGCTCGGCGTTCGAGATCTTTTCGGCCCGCCGGTCGTACTCCAAGTTGATCAGGGCGATCTCGGTGGCGTTGGCATCCCAGGCTTCGTTCAGGGCTTCGAGCCTCGCCAGCTCAACCTGGGCGGCCCGCTCGGCCTGGCTTACCTGCTCGTTCAGCCGCTCCCGCTCCTCGGCCTCCGCCGCTGCCGCTTCGGCGGCCTGCCGTTGGGCCTCGCCCCGGGCGATCATGGCGGCGCTGGCCTTCTGGAACCGGGCTTCCTCCTCGGCCGACAGCTCGTTGGCCTTGACCATCCGGTCCAGCAGCCAGTCGAAAGCCTTGTACAGGGCGTACAGGCCCGCCAGGGCTACGGTGGTCCAGCCGCCAATGGCCGTGAAGGCTGTCTTGGCCGCGGTCCCGAGCCTCCCCAACACCACGGCCCCGGCGGTGGCCCGGGTTGCCAGGGTGGTGGTGGCTGTCGCTGCGATTGCGCTCGCCTCCCTGTAAGCTATCAGGGCGTTGGCTTCCCGGTGCAGGGCCACGGCCCTGGCAGCGCTGGCTGCGGTCGCATCGGTCGTCACCAGCCCGTGGTTCAGGGCGGCTCGCGAAGCGATGAGCTCGGCTTTGGCCACCTCCAGGTTGGCCAGCGCCAGGCCTTTGTCGGCGGCCGCTTTGGCTGTTTCGGCGGCGGCGGCTCGCATGAATTCGATTTCGGCCGCCTTCAGGCTGGCGATCAGCCCGGCCAGCCACTGGGCCCCGAAGACCACGGCCACCGCTTCGCCGACGGTCATGAGCGTACCCATGTGCTCGGCCAGGCTTTCAACGGCCGGCACGAGGACGCCGACGGTGGTCTCGCCAACGCCCATAAACTGGTCCATGATGCTCTTGATGGCCCGCCCCATCCGCTCAAGCGGAGCCTGCATCTGCTTCTCGGCCACTTCCTTCGTGATGCCACCGGCCTTCTGCAGCTCCTCGTAATACCGCTTGATTGCGTCGCTGGTCCCCAACAGCGGCATTACGACGCCCTGGATGCGGGCCTGGAAGCCGAGGGCCTCCATTTCGGCCACCCGCTGCTTGTCGCTCATGCCCTCGAAAGCCCTCTCGAGGTCGGCGATGATGTCGCCCAGGAACCGCATCTCTCCGCTTGCGTCGTAGACCGAGACCCCCAACCGCTTGTAGGCCTCCTCGTTCTCGTTGGCGGCGCTGGCCATCAAGCGCAGGATCCGGCTCAGGCCCGTGCCGGCCACCTCGGCCTTCACGCCCTGGTCGGCGAAAGCTGCTAGCACGGCCACGCCTTCGGTGAGGTCTTTGCCGTAGCTCTTCAGGGCGGCCCCGGCCTCGCTGGTCAGGGAGGTGGCGAATTGCTCGACCGAGGCGTTCGCCAGGGTGTTGGCCTTGACCAGGACGTCGGTCACCTGCGTCAGGTTTACCAGGTTGGCCTGGGCATCCTTGACCGTCAGCCCCAGTGCGCTCTGCGCATCGGTGGCCAGGTCGGTCGCCTTGGCCATGTCGAACATGCCCGCCTTGGCGAAGGCCGCGACCTGCGGCAGGGCCGCCACGCTTTGCTTGGCGTCGAGCCCGGCGCTGGCCAGATAGAAGTACGAATCGGCCGCCGCCTTGGCCCCCATGTTGAGCTCTACCCCCACCTGGCGGGCTGCCTGCGCCATCTCGTTCTTCATGTAGTCGCTGACGTCGCCCATAATGGCCAGGCTCTGCGTCATGGCTCCCTGGAACCGGGCCGCGTCCATGATGACTTTCTGGAACGCAAGGCCTGCGGTGAGCGTGACGCCGAGGGCGGCCATCGTCTTGTTGACGGAAGAGCCGGTCCGGCCCAATAGCTCGAGGTTGGCGTTGGCAGCCAGGGCCTCGGCCTTCATTTGACGGGCGTCAAGCCTTAGGCCCAGGGTTGCGACATCGACGCCACCTTCATTCATCGCCGCCGTCCTCCTCGTCTGGTTTCTTGTCCTTCTTCTTGTTGGCGTTGCGGATCACCGAATCCAGCTCCAACAGCGCCAGGCACTCGTGGTGCCGAACCCGGCGGTCGCTCATCCGCGCCCAGGCCTTCAGATCGACCCATGTGAGGCCCCCGCCGCCCCACATCCCGCCCCCGCTCCGGCCTTTGGCGAGCTCGTCGTAATACTCCCACAGGTACCGGATGTCTTCCGGCAGGTCGGGGATCTTTTCCAGCTCGGCGATGGCAACTTTGTCTCCTTGCTGGGCGGCCCGCTGCAGGTGGTCCAGGACGTGGCCGCCGCCCTCCTCGTGGTAGAGGCGTGCCTGGGCGGCGGCCCACCTCTTCAGCTCCTGGAATGCTTCTCGAAAAAAGCTGCGTGGTCCCCCATGGCAGTTTCCAACTGCGGCTGCACGTAGGGGAGTTTCTTCAGCAGCCAGTGGGCGTTATCCGGCGTCAGCTGGAGAAGCTGGCCGCCTCTGGCCCAACCCTGCCAGCTGAGAATGCACCCCACCACCTGTTCGGTGGCCTGCGCCCCAACCAGCTGCCCGCTGAGGGGCGCCCCGCGGCGCTTCAGCGTGCGGGTGACGATGGCCTCCCTCACCCTCTTGTACCGGCTGCTGTACTCGCCTGCCACCGTCATGCCGACGGGCAGGTCCTCATCCCCACCGACTTCGCGGTAGTACATCAGGTTGCCCTCGTGGTCCCGGATGTGCACGAAGATGCCCTCGTCCTCCAGGGCCGCCGCGTCCGGGGCCTGGTCCAGGTCAAACCCACCAATCGCTGCGTGCTCACTCATGGTACGATCTCCTATGGGAGCCAAGCGCCCCCGCCATGGCACGCCTGGCAACCAGCACCGCGAACCCTCAGGTACGCCAGCATGACGGGGGCACAAGGCAAATGCTTCATCGCTCTGATCCGTTACCCGGCCAGCGTGCTGGGCCGGGGCTCAAGGTTACTAGGCAGCCGTCTCGGTGCAAATCGTCAGCATCGTCTGGTCGTACCCGCTGGCTGACTCCTGGATGCCGCTGGCCCAGGGGCGGGTTTCGATCATGGCGCCGTCCTGCCCGAGCGGGGCATCGACGTCGGTGAGCTTGATCCGCGGCACGAACAGCCCGAAAGCCTTCCGGGGCGTGCCGGTGGCGTCTTGCAGCAGAATGTTGAGCTCGTACTCCGTTTCGGCATCGAACGCCGTCACGAAATCCATGTTCTGCCGCAGCCCGCTGATCGACCCCGTGAGCACCAGCTCGTCATCGAACACGTCGGGCGTGTAGTTGCTCCCGATCACAGGAAGCGTGGCGCCGCCCAGGTTGACGTTCAGCTCGAACGCCGTAAGGGTGGTGATGTCGGTCCCGTCCAGCCCGATCAGGGCGTCGGTGAACACCAGGGCGTTTTCGGTGTTCAGGGTCGGGGTGTCGTACACCGGGGCCGAGCTGGTCTCGGTGGTCATGCTGGCGCCCAGGAACCGGAACTCCACCGTGGCCATGCCGTCCGGCTGGCCCCGCAGCGTCATTCCGACAACCCGGCAGCCGCCGAACAGCTGCGACTGGTCGATGTCCTGGTAGTACTGCTCGATGTAATAGCTGGTCCGGACCGGAGTGGTCGGGTTGGAAATCTTCCGGAGGATCGTCAGCGTGAACCCGGAATCGGCCGAGGCGTCTGCCGTGAGGGGGGTTCCCGCCACCGTGATGGTGGAGGTAGTGACCCCGGTGACCCGGAGGTTGATGTTGTTGTTGGCCGTGGTGGTGCACCCGGTGAGGCGGACAATGTCGCCCACCCGGACCCCCTCGGTGAGCCAGCTGCCCCCGGCCGCCACGATGGTGCTGGTGGTGGTCGTGATGCTGGTCATTTCCGAAGAGGTCAACGCAACCGCAGCCGTCCAGGTGGCCCGGAGCACAGCGCCAATCAGGGTGTCCCAGGCGTTGACGTACAGGTCGCCCGCATAGCTGCCCGATACCGAGCGGCTGCCGAGGCGGGCCATGGGTGTGAGCATGTCCTTGCGCACTTCCCCCGGGGTGATCGGAGGGCGAGCCTGCTTGAGACCAGGGCTCGGGTTGATGCGCAGGATCTCGGCCCCCGTCAGGGGGCTTGGCTCGGTGTTGAATGTGGACTCCGCCTTGAGAGCCACATACATGTTCCGGCCGGTTTGGTTCGCCATGTTACTTGTCCTCCTTCTGCTACGGGTTGTTCAGGGTGTACAGCCGCAAAGGGATTGTCACGGGCACCGTTGCCCATCCTGGCTTTCTCCGGAGCACCTGGCCCCGATATGGGCCCGTGTCAGCCCGAACCCGGAGCGTGTCCCCGTTGGTAAGTGTCATCGCATACCCATGGTAAAACAGGGTCGCGACCTGATCGGCGTACCGGTTCATCGCTTCGACGCCGACATTCTCGGGCACGTGGACCAGCACCCGGTACATGGGTATGGTTTCCACCGTGCCGTTCAAGGCCTGGAGCGTACGCAGGGGGCTGGGCCCCGGGAGGAATTCCTCCTCCACGTACGGGTATCCGAGCCGGGGCTCCAGCTCGATGTTCTCCCAAGCCCGGCGAGCTGGCAAGCCTGCGGCCAGCACCTTGCCTGCCCCGATGGCCTCTGTTGTCAAGGCGCGATCGACGGTCATGGCTTGGGCCGCCACCGCCGCCACCGCCGCTGCTGCGTTGTTGGCGGCCTGGCTGAATCCGGTCCCAGCCACCTCCATTCCGGCCGCGAACCCATCGGCCAGAAACGAGCCAACCGTGCGGGTGAAGGTGGTGCCCGATGCCCCCAGCGATGCACTGCCCGTGGTGGCTGCCTGGAAGGAAGCCAATCGGGTCCGCAGCGCGAGCTGCATTTGGTCGTGGTCTATCATACCACCTTCTTCATCACGTGGTTGACCAGGAGTTGGAAGGCCGACCTCGTCTTCTTGACGCTGTGGAACCCCCCAACTTTGGACCGAAGCGTGAGCGGGCCTTTCGGGCCTTCCCCCTCTTCGATCGCCGGTGCGTAGACGACGTTTGTCAGCAGCTCGGAGAGCAGAGGCTCGGGGAACAAGAGGTTCCACGAACCAGCCAGGTTGCCCGTCTGCACCGGCTGCCCGGGCGCCCCTGTGATCTCTGAACCGCGGACGACGCTCTTCCTCATCTCATTGGACACCTCCTTGTGCACGAGCCCGATGCGACGTTGCAACTTCGCTTGAAACAGCGCCAGATCCTTTTCGAAACTCATGATGCCACCAGCACTTTCGAAACGATGACCGAGCCATCGGGGGCCACCGGATCCACCCACTGAACGGTGAGGGGCTTGCCCTCCCACTCCACCCGGGCCCCGACGGCCGGGACCTGACCATAGGTGGCGGCCGCGAACAGCAGCATCGGGGCCTCGGTCATTACCAGCCCCATGGCCTCATAGACCCGGGGGTCGCCACGGGTGCCGATCGCCCAACCCGGGACCGTCACCACGGACACCGTAAGGCCGGTGGACGGATCGTAGGTGGGGACTGTTTGCACAAAGCTCACAGCCTTCCCCTTCTTCCGCAGCATGGCCAGCGCCGAGGCGTGTTTGTCGGCATACTTCGCCCCGGCCTGCGCCTCGGTTGCCCCGACCCCATCGGCCAACAGGACCCGGGCCAGGATGGCGGGCCCGTCGGGGCCGATCGGGATGACGCCCTTGACAGTGTAGGTGGCCCCGGCCCACTGGCACGTCGCCCCAACCGGCGGCTCGGTGCCTTGGGGGTCGGGGGCCAGCAGCAGGGTTGGCCCGGACGTCAGCACCATGCCCGCGGCCTCGTATTCCCGGGGGTCGCCCTTCACCTGGATGGCGTTCCCCCCGCACATCGTCGGCACGGCGCTGCTGCCCCGCCCGAGGGCGTCGTACTCCATGGCCACATGCGTGAACGTGACGGGCGCCCCTTTCTTGGCCAGCGTCGCCAGGGCCGCCGCGTGTTGGGGGCCATACTTAGTGTCGAGGGGCCTTCGGTACGAGCCTTGCCCAGTGCCCGTGACGGCGGGCAGCGTGGCGTCGCCCCAGCCGTAGGCATCCGACACGAAGTGGATGCCGGCCCCGGAGCCCGTGATGGCGGGCAGCGTGGCGGCCCCGGCCCCCGTGTAGATGCCGGCAACATAGGTCCCGGCCCCGGAGGCGACCAGGGGCGCCAGGGAGCCCGCTCCGGCCCCATCGTAGCTCGGGGCGGCCCAGGTGCCCGCACCGGCCCCCTGGAGGGCTTGAAGGGCCGCTGCGCCGTCGCCGGTATAAGCCCCCGGGGCAGAGGTTCCGGTGGCGGATCCCGTGATGGGGGCCAGGCTTCCTGCGCCATCGCCCTGCCACTCGGGATATGTGATGCCGCCGGTGCCCGTGGCACTCAGCGCCGCAAGTGTGCCGGCCCCGTCTCCGCTGTACTGCGGCCCCGCATACGTCCCGTCCCCGGCCGTCTGGGCTGCAGCGGCCAGCGTCCCGTCGCCAAAGCCTGCCCACCCGGGAACCGCATACGAACCGGTGGCCGTACCGCTGATGGCGGCCAGCGTCGCTGCGCCGTCGCCGGTATAGGTGGCGTCCGCATAGGTGCCCGTCGCCGTTCCCGCGGCGGCCGCCAACGTGCCGTCCCCGGCGCCGTCGGTGTAGGCCGGGCCCGCATAGGTTCCTGTTCCGGCCGTCTGGGTCAGGGCAGCCAGCGTCCCCGCCCCGTCTCCCGTGTACTGCGGATCGCCAGCGACCCCGGTAGCCGAGCCCGTGATGGGCGCCAGGGAGCCCGCCCCATCGCCGAGAACCGTTTCGGCGGTGAAGGTTCCCGAGCCGGCAGCCGTCAGCGGCGCAAGGGCCCCAGCCCCATCGCCGGACGGGTAAGCGATGCCCCCGGCGGCCGCCCCCGTCAGGGCCGCCAGGGTTCCTGCGCCGTCCCCGGCCGGGTACGCCAGATCGCCGGTGGCCGCCCCCGTCAGCGGGGCGAGCGTTCCGGCCCCGGCGCCGTCAGAGTAAGCGGGGGCCGCATACGAACCGGTGGCCGCCCCCGTGATGGGGGCAAGCGCCCCCGACCCATCGCCAACTGGGGCCCCGGAAACGGTGGCCGTGGGCGTGATGCCGAGGGGGATTGGCGTGCCGGAGCGGGTGAGCCTGAACTTCCAATCCCCTGACACAAGGAACTGGATTGCAATTTCAAGCTCAGTGTACCCGTCTTCGTTTGCACCGACACTGTCAGTGGGATTGTCGACATCTTCAATGCGTCCTGCACTGAAGTCCCCACTGGTCATGCCCGGCGGCGGATCCAGCCTGGCCGTCGTGTCTGCCCCGCCGGAAGGGATGTGGGTGGAGTCGAACAGGATGATGGTGTCGGAGTACGAACCGGCCCCGGTCCCCGTCAGCGCTGCCAGCGCCCCGGCGCCGTCCCCCGTGGCTTCGCCCCCGGGGGCATACGTGCCGGTTCCTGCGCTCTGGGCAATCGGGCCCAGCGTTCCGGCTCCGGCGCCCGTGTAGGTCGGGTCCGCATACGTTCCGGCCCCTGCGCTCTGGGCCACCGGGGCCAGCGTAGCGGCGCCTGCGCCGTCGGTATACAACGGGTCAGCAAACGTCCCGGCCGCTGCGCACAGCAGGGCGGCCAACACCGCGGCCCCGGCCCCCGAGTAGCTGGGCCCCGTGTAGGTCCCGGTGGCGGCCCCCGTGACAGCGGCCAGCGATCCCGCCCCGGCGCCATCGTCGTAGCTCTCGCCCACCGCCGCATAGATCGTCGGGAAGGTGGCAGGATCGTTCTCGATGCCAGCACTCGGGACGGTGCGGAACTCGATCTTCTCGCCTCCGCTCAGCTCTGCCGACCGGAGGACAATGCACCATTGGTCTTCCCAGAACGTGTTCTTCGAGTGAACAGCGACGGGCGTGATGCCGTTGTCATCGTCGTAGATGCCGTCGTTTTCCCACGAGTAGGTCGAGTACGACGCCATCAACTGTGTGCTGCAGGTGTCCGCGTTGGTCGGCAACCCGTCATAGGTGCGGACGTAGCTCGAGGTCGTGCTGACGTTGAACCACGAACCGCCATCGATGCGGGCTTGCAGTTGTTTCGCGGCACTGAAATTGGCCGCGCTGTCGTTCCACGTTCCGATTCGGATATGGAACGGGTCATCGAGCAGACGCGTCCCGTCGATCTGCCCCTCGGTCGTGATGGCGGTGCAACCGTTGACGTTTGTGCTGTCGTCGTCGTAGAACCGGAAGGTATGGATACCACTATTCGAGTCGGCCATGCCTCACCCTTCCGGCTCCAACTTGAACCAGTCTTCCGTTCCCACCTTGGCGGCCTCCCACTGGTACTGCCCGCCCGCCGGTGCCATCACCACCACCCTCAGCCTTGCCTTTCCTCCGTTGGCGATCGTGATCTGCGTGTCGGGCACCTGCAGGGTGGTGTTCGAGCCCTCCACGTCATCGTCCTTCAGCCACTGGTACCCTTCCAGCTCCTCGGTGACCGAGAAGGCGCCTGTGCCGGCGGCCGTGATCGGGGCCAGCGTCCCGGCCCCCGCCCCACTGTAGGATGGGTCGGCGTAGGAACCGTCGGCGGCGCAGCTGATCGGAGCTAGGGCGCCGTCGCCCGCCCCGCTGTAAACTGCCCCAGCATAGGTGCCCGCGGCGGAACAGGTGATCGGGGCCAGCGTCCCCGCCCCGTCACCGGTGTATTGGGCAACTTGCCAGGTCCCGGTGGCTGCAGCGGTGAGGGCCGCCAGCGTGCCCGCCCCGTCTCCGCTGTAGGCTGCCCCGGCGACCGAGCCTGCGCCGGATCCAGTGATCGCCCCGAGGGTGCCCGCCGCATCGCCCAGATAGGTTTGCGCTGAGTACGAGCCTTCGCCCGTCCCGGTAATCGGCGCCAGCGTGGCGGCCCCGGCCCCGTCGTAGATAAGGCTGTAGGTTCCGGTCGCTGCGCACGCCACCGCAGCCAACGTGCCCGCCCCGTCGCCGGTGTAGGTGGCATCGGCAAACGAACCGGCCCCGGTGGCCGTGAGGGCGACCAAGGTGCCAGCGCCATCGCCCGCATAGGTGGCGTCGGCATACGAACCGGCGGCCTGCGCCGTGAGGGCCGCGAGCGTACCGGCCCCCTCACCGGCCGGGTACCCGATGGCCCCGGTGCCGACGGCCGTGATGGCAGCCAGCGTGGCCGCGCCATCACCCGAGTAAGACGGGTCGCCAGAGGTTCCGGTAGCCGCCCCCGTTATGGCGGCAAGGGTGGCCGCTCCGTCCCCGGCCCAGCCCGGGGCCGCATAAGAACCGTCGGCCGCACAGGTGACGGCGGCCAGCGTCCCATCGCCCGCCCCGTCCGCATACTGAGGATCGGCGTAGGCCCCGGCCGCGGTTGCCGAAATGGCAGCCAGCGTGGCGGCCCCGTCTCCGGCATACACGGCGTCGGCGTAGGTGCCGGCAGCCGAACCGGTGGCCGCTGCCAGGGTGCCCGCCCCCGCCCCGTCCGAGTATTGGGGGTCGGCGTAGGTGCCGGTGGCCGCACAGGTGACAGCCGCCAAGGCCCCGTCCCCGGCACCGTCGGCGTATTGGGGGTCGGCGTAGGAACCCGCCCCGGCCGACTGGGCGATGGCCCCAAGGGCCCCGGCCCCGGCCCCAAGGAACCCAGCGGTGGCGACGCCAAGCTCTGGGGTGACGTCCGATGTGATGGGCGTACCGCTGCCGTCCAGGACCCTGAACTCGTAATCGTTCTCGACGATCCCCTTGATCGGCCACTCCCACTCGACCCAACCCGTCAGGTTGGCGCTAACGGCATCGGCCGGGTTCTCGTCGTCCTGGATGCGGCCGGGCGCAAAGGCCCCCGAGCCCGGCCCCGTCAGCCGCTCGGTGGTGTCTTCGCCGCTGGCCGCGATGTGGGTGGAGTCGAACAGCTCGAGCAAGGCCTGGAACGTTCCGGTTCCGGTCGCCGTAAGGGCTGCAAGCGTTCCGGCTCCGGCGCCCGAATACTGCGGCGCCCCAATAGTCCCCGTGCCGGCCCCTGAGAGCCCGCTGAGCGTCCCGGCGCCCTGGCCCCCGGGGTAGCCATAGGCCCCGACCCCGGCGGACTGTGCAAGGGCTGCAAGCGTTCCGGCTCCGGAGCCCGTGTATTCCTCGGGGGTGGCAGCCGTGACCTTCGGATACGTCCCCGGATCCGTCTCCGTGCCGCCGGTGCAGTCGACGCGGAACTCGATGGTGTCATCGGCGGCGCACTCGGCGCTTCGGATCACCACACACCATTGATCCTCCCAGAAGCTCGACTTCGCGTGGGAGATAGAAGGCGTCGCGCCGTCGGCTTCATCGTATCCGCCGTCATTCTCCCAGGAATACGAACCGTGCGAGGTCAGTAGCTGCGTGTCGCACGCCGCACCGTCGGTAGGCAACCCCGCCGCCGACCTCACGTAGCTCGACGAACCCGTCACGTTGAACCAACTGCCGCCGTTCCTCCTGGCCTGCAGTGTCGTCGTCGTGTTGTAGTTGCCCGTGGTGTCGTTCCAGATCGACATGCGGACCATGAAGGCAACGTCCAGGAGCCTGGTTTGGTCGACGCTATCCTCCAGCCCGACAGCCGTGCAGCTATCGACATCGGCATTGTCGTTCTTGTAGAACCGCCAGTGCTGAATCCCGATGTTCGGATTCGCCATCTATCGCCCCCTCATCTCCCGCGCTGCCTTCGTCGCGAGCCTCTTGAAGTCGGGGGTCCACATCTGCCGGCCCGGCCGGACGCAGACGATGTTCGGAGCGTGGTGCGCCAACTGATCCATCAGCCCGAAGCTGTCAAACACGGGCATCCACTCGCCCCGGTCTGCGCGGAATAACAGGGCCTTCGCACCATCGCCGACGATGTCCGCACTTTCGGCGTAGGGCTGCGTCACGAAGACCACGCCCAGGGCAGGCGAGTCGTTTGGCTCTCCGTCATGGGCCGAGAACGTCGAGCCGTCGTCGTAGTGCAGAGTCCAGCGTGGTTGCTCGTTCATGGGCGCTCCACCGTGAACCAGCCGCCCGTCGTTTTCTTCCTCGCCTGCAGCGTCAACTGCCCGCCGGTCCATCCTTTCACCCCAACCCGCAGCCTGGTTGTGCCGTCGGGAGCGATGCTGTGGTTCGTGTCCTCGTCCTGGGCCGGGGTGCTGTTGGCTTCGTCGTCATCATCATCGAAGAACCGGAACCGGAACAGCGCTTCGGTCAGGGCGTCACCCGCCGGAACGTAGATGCCTCCGGTGCGCGAGAGCGCCATCGGCGAGATCATGCCCATCGTGTCGCGGTGCACCATCTGGGCGAGGATGCTGGCCTGCGCATCCAGAAGCGGACGCATGATCGCCCCGGCCAGGATCGTGTCGGCGTTGGCGTTCCTCGTCGCCGTCACGTAGTCCCCGGCGATGCACAGCGTCGGGTCCGACCCGTAGCTGATCGAGCCCGTGTCCACGGTGCCGCCGCCGAAGTACTTCCCGTCCTTCCAGAGCCTCGCGTAGCCTCCGGTCGTCGGCGTCGTGTTGATGACCATCACGTAGCTGTGGATCGTATTGTACTCAGCCGTCGCGATGGCTCCGACGAAATTGTAGTTGTCGAACGTGCCTCCGGTGTTCAGCCAAGCCGCGAGGTACGTTTCCTGGGCATCGACGCGACTCATTGTCCACGTGCCCCACGGCGAACTGCCGATGCTGTCGTACAACGTGCCGATCATCGGAAGGTTGCCTGTGTTCGCTCCCAGGAACTTGCCGACCCACACCAGCGTGGCACCGTAGCTCGGCCTCATCCACGACGGCGTGTTCACGTAGGCAATCTGCTGGTTCACCGCCTGGGTTCGGAAGGCGCGACCCAACTTCGTTCCAACAATGGACCCGCCGTCCCTGGTCATCGCGAGTCGGCCATGCTCGCTGAACAGCGAGTGCCTCGTCCCGCCGCCTTCCCACAGCGGCACCCAGAAGGCATCCTTCCAGAACGGACGCCACCTCGGATCTACCGCGTCTTTCCTCAGGTTCCACGGCCTCGGTTTGACCAGGCGAGGCAGGTGGAGCTTCGAGCCCACGATGGCGTTCGGAGCCGACAGCGGCGACTCCACCGCGACCCGCGAGACGGGCATCGGGGTGAACGGGCCATATGGATCAGTGGCGAGGGATCGAAGCTGTTCTTGGGTCGCCGCGAAGTCGAGCGACCCTCCCA